GATTTAGTTCTTCTTTGATTTGTTGAAATAACATAAATCTTATCCTTTACATCAACAACCCGTAGATTACGCAGCTCACCTAATCTTAATCCCGTATTAGCTAACAACATAAACCAATGCCAATGACTTGGAGCATTTTTGTATAGCAGTTCTAACTCCTCCAGGCTAAAAAAGGGATGTGGTTTAGATTCAAATGAAGGCACTTTACTGACAGATAAATGTGGTACTTTGTACTTATCTCTCTTAGCTTTGTTAAGCATTGCCTTTAAAACAGTTATCTTTCTGTTAATAGTTTCTGGTTTGTTTTTTCTTTCATGTAACAGAATTATTAATTGATCCACCATTTCATTGTCAATCTTATGTAAAGGTGTTTTATTCAAGAATGGCTCAAGATCGTTTATACAAATAGCCATACTTGTGTGGTAAGTTGATGGATATTGAACCTCAAACCAATTAAGATATTTTTTTGAGTAAGATATAAAGTCAATTTGCTTTAAAGCAGTCTCGCTTTTTAGACCTCGATTAAAAGGAGATAATTCAGCTTTTTTAAATTCAAGTTGAGCATTTGCTTCTCTTTTATCGACATCACCTAAAGACTTTCTTTTCCTTACACCATCTTCATACCAATCTAAATGCCAATATCTTCCTCTTTTCCTAAGTGTTGCCATCTATTGAGACCAAATTGTGACCAAATAGTACACAAATATACACTAATATGATTATTTATTGGTTTTTATTAGTTTTATTTTATTAGTGCTTATATAAAGAAAAACCCCTATCTAAAGGGGTTTAAGAGTGGTAGTCGCGGGCAGATTCGAACTGCCGACTTCCACCATGTCAAGGTGTTAAAACACCTACATCAATAGGCTTATCTAATGTGTGTGACCATTTTGTCACTAATCTTATCAAGATAATTTGCCCATGATTGCAACATATTTGCTCTGTCATCAAAGTATGCAGCATGATTATACACTCCTCTTTGAGTAGTATCTTTATGTGCTAATTGAATCTCTATGATGTCCTTATCAAACACTTCAGAATCAATACCCTCGTTTAGCCTAGTAGATGCCATTGATCTCCAACCATGAGTGGTTAGTTCGTTAGGCTTGATACCACTTCTTCTTAACCTTTGTAGTAATGAACGAGTAGATATATGTCCTCCTCCTCTTGGACTTGGAAACACATACTCACTATTCTTACGATGTGATTTAGCTTGTTTAAGAATATCATAGACTTGATTAGCCATTGGTATGTGATGTTCTCTATCTGACTTCATGCGTTCCTTTGGAATAACGATTACCCTATCTTCTAAGTCTACCTCACTCCACTTTAAACCACAAACCTCAATTGGTCTTGACATGATGTAAGGCATTAACTTAGATGCTAATGTAACTTGCCATGTCTGTAGATGATGATAGTTATTGTTAAGGATAGATAGAATCTTGCCTATATCCTTTGGCTTAATAGATGTTGCTCTAGGTGTTGTTGTTCCTTTCTTATAGAATGATGTGTCTATTGCTAATGATGGATTGTAATCAATTAAACCATCTCTTATAGCTAAGTTAAAGACACTTGCAATCTTAGAGTAAACTTTCTTCCTAGATGAAACATAACCCTTAACATCCATAAACAAAAGTATCTCATCAATCATCTTAGGTTTGATTTTATTAATTGGCTTATCACCAATAGCTTTAAGAACATGATTAGACATTAATGAATGTGATACATAAGCAGACTGTGTTGTCCAATTGACTTTCTTGCGATTGTGCCAAGATGTGTAGACATCGTTAAATGTATTCATTACTTATTCTCCTTATACATTAACTTACCATTTTTGCTATAAACAGTAGAACCTTGAAGTTGAAAATCATCTGAGTTAATTCTTTTCTCAAAGACACAACAATGCCCACCTTTCTGCCATGTACCAATATGTCCATAGTCATTGTAGTAAAGATGTAATTTAGTATTTACATCATCTTCATAATTGTATTCATTGTGAATAGCATGTTCAAGAGTCTTGCTATTGTTTAATTTATACAAGTATTCCACAAACTGTTTCTTATTTATTTTTGTTGTGAAAGTAAATGACATTATTTATTCTCCTTAATAACCAAAATTAATCCATTGAATATAGTCAGCAACAGCATAAGGTTTAATCTTGTGTCTGCCTTTGCGATACTTTATTGGCACTAAATAAATTCTTAATCCATAGTCATAACCATTTATAGTTTTTGAATCTAAATATTTTTTTGCTTGTGCTTTAGTCTTAAATCTTTTCATAATATCTCCATATCTTCCGACAACTTAAAGGCTTGTCGCTTTACCATTACCTATAGTATACCTTAATGTATAGGATTGTGTATACATTATTATATAAATAATTAATAGTATCAATATCACTACCTAGTCGATATTCGCTTAAACCCAAGTTATTACATAGAACAATATAGATAGTCGTTATATAGGTAAGTAGTAGTTGTCACAAGCGATCTAATCATTGCTGCAACCTGGTAGTGAATATCCGCTTAAGTCCAAATCATGTAATAAGATATAAAGAATCTATAAAGGAATATATAGGCTTTGTTCAGATCATCATGCTAATTAATAAATGATTGAAAAATTTGCAATCCCTCTCTTTCTTATCCGTCTTTAGCTTTCTGCTTTTTATTGTTCCTTATCTCATACAGATAAAGAACACTAAGCCATTAACCGCTACACTAAAGCATTTATAGATGTACAAATAGTAATCCAGGCATAACTTTCTACTAATATTTTGACAAATGATCGTCTTTTTTCTAATTCTAATCAATATACCCCTGGGGAGGCTCACTCGACCAACCGAGAAGCTGAAGCTACCACCCCAATCACAAAAAACGAAATTTCAAAAAACTGCATAGCATAAGCTATACATTAACCTTTAAAAAATACCAAATTGGTATAATATAGGGCATGTCTGAAAAACCTAAAAAAAGAGGAAATCCAGCTTTATATAAGGGCATGAAACCTCTTAATCCACACGGTAGACCAAAAGGCAGCGAAAACAAATACACAACTCTTGCTAGAGAGGTGATGTCTGCTAAAGCACCTGAGATTGTCAACAAGGTCATCGAGAAAGCTATGGATGGTGATGTCCATTGCCTGAAGATGTGTATGGACCGTATCTTGCCTGTACACAAAGCGATTGATCCTAATAGAGTTAAGAACGATTCCCAGGTTATTATTAATGTTGCTTCCCTAGATTCTATTCAGCAGTCGATTGATGTGACTCCTGAAGATGAATTAGTCGAGGTTGAAGAAAAGGATGACGATGAAGTCATAGTGAATGTAGCAGATGAATGAACCTAAGTTTGACCTAGATGTCGTTTTATCTCTATTCGATGGTATAAGCTGCGGTCAAGAAGCACTTAGAAAGGCTGGTATTTCAACTCGTATTTACCTGGCTAGTGAAATAGAGAAATATCCTAAACAGATTACTAGAAAGAATCATCCATTAACCGTACAGTTAGGTGATGTGACTAAGGTCGTGGCTGATGACTTGCCTCATGTCAATTTACTGATGGGCGGATCTCCATGTCAAGGATTCTCATTTGCTGGTAAGCAGCTTAACTTTGATGATCCTAGAAGTGCCTTATTCTTTGAATTTGTAAGATTGCTAAGAGAATGTAAGCCTGATTACTTCTTGCTTGAAAATGTGATGATGAAGCAAGAGTATCAAGATGTTATTACTGAGCATCTAGGTGTAGAGCCTGTAATGATTAATAGTGCTTTAGTTTCCGCCCAAAATCGTAAAAGGTTGTATTGGACAAACATACCTGGAGTGGGTCAGCCTGATGATTTGCAGATTGATTTAGTAAGTGTGCTTGAAGAAGATGCTACTGAGCCAATGTTATCTAATGTCTATGGTGGATTTGGAGAGAAAAAGCCAAGAGTTCACACAGGTAAATCAGTAACAATAAGAGCTGCATCTGGTGGTGGTCATATTCCGTCTGTCACAATAAAACAACCTGAAGATAAAGGCATATTGTTAAAAGATGTTCTTGAAGATGAGGTAGATGAGACTTGTCTACATACAACTAAAGCAAAAACATACATGGATAGAAAAGTTTCTGGAGGAAGAAATCATTGGGATTTTAAGCATCATTCAGATACAGATAATGATAAATCGGCTGCTGTAGTGGCTAATTTTCATAAAGGTGTTCCTTACAATGTATTGATTGATAGAGAGCCTAAAATTTGTGGTCGAATTGTTGGTAGAAAAATAAACCCAGAGACAGGAAAAAGAGATGACTACAATCCTGAATTAAAAAGAAAAAAAAGAATTGAAGCTAGATTAGATGAGAAAAGTGGCACTTTAACTACAGTCCAAACAGACAATGTATTAATTGTTCCAGAAGCTACTAAGAAAGGCTATACAGAAATAAAAGATGGCGATTGCTTTGATGCTACTTTTATTAATAGCAAGACTAGGCGAGGCAGAAACATGAAAGACAAAAGTAACTGCCTAACTGCTGCGAACTACGATTACATGAGATACGAACATCCAACTTATCGTAAGCTCACCCCAATTGAATGTGAAAGATTACAAACCTTACCTGATAACTATACTGAGGGTGTATCTAACACACAACGCTATAAGGCTTTAGGCAATGGTTGGACTGTTGATGTCATAGTCCACATTCTTCAAGGCTTAAAACAACAAGTAAAGGTGGTTGCTGCATAATGGCAGAATTAAACATTGATTTACACCCTGCTCAACTACAAATATTTCATTCTAAGAAACGATTTAAAGTAGTTGCTGCTGGTAGACGATTTGGAAAGTCCTACCTTTCTGCTTGGTTATTACTCATAAAAGCAATACAGTCTGAAAGCAAAGATGTGTTTTATGTTGCACCTACCTTTCAGCAAGCTAAAGATATTATGTGGGCGATGCTTAAAGATTTAGGCAAGGACCTAATTGCCCAAGCACATGAGAATACCGCAGTTTTAACTTTAATTAATGGTCGTAAGATTTATTTAAAAGGATCAGATAGACCAGATACGCTTCGTGGTGTTGGTTTGTCTTTTTTAGTCCTCGATGAATACGCTTCGATGAAGCCAGTTGTGTGGGAACAGATTTTAAGACCTACTTTGGCTGATGTTAAAGGTGAATGCGTAATGATTGGTACTCCCGCAGGTAAGAATCATTTCTTTGACATCTACAATGATGCTTTGGAAGATGATGATTGGGATGCTTTTCAGTTTAACTCTACAGATAATCCGTTTCTACCTGAAGAAGAAGTAGAAGCAGCAAGAAAAACAATGTCCTCTATGTCGTTTAGACAAGAATTTGAGGCATCTTTCGAGACAGGTTCAGGTGGAATCTTTCAAGAGGAGTGGTTTAAGACTGAAGAAGAACCAGAAGAAGGCAATTATGTGATTGCTATTGACCCTGCTGGCTTTGAATCTATAGAACAAGAGCGAAATCTTAAAAGGTCTAGGTTAGATGAGACCGCTATTGCTATTGTCAAGATAGATCGTGATAAGTGGTGGGTTAAAGACATCCTTCATGGTCGTTGGAACATCAAAGAAACTGCTAAAAAGATTTTACACTCTGCTATAAAAGTCGAATCAGCTACCGTAGGTATAGAAACAGGCTCTCTAAGAAACGCAATCTTGCCTTATCTTGAAGATGAGATGAGAACTGAGGGTAAATGGGTTAGCATCATTGAACTTAGACACGGTGGTAAGAAGAAAAACGACAGAATTACCTGGGCATTACAAGGAAGAATGGAACATGGGCAGATTTCTTTTAACGAAAAACGAGATTGGAAAGCATTTATTAGTCAACTGGTAGATTTTCCTAATCGTATGGCTCATGATGACCTATTAGATGCTCTTGCTTATATAGATCAAGTTTCTGTTGCTGATTTTGCACACTCTATTGAACTAGATGATGATTGGCAACCTACAGATTCAATTGCTGGGTATTAATATGGAAGATGATTTTGATTTTGAAGATTTAACAGAAGAAGAATTAGATGAAATATTAATTTATTCTGAGTGTGAAGATAACTTTAAGCTGCGATATGTCATCGCTTGTAGAATTATTGCTAACATGATTGAAGAAATGAAGTTTGAGACCTTTTCTAGTTCTGAAATGGTTGATATGACTATCTGTAAGATGCTTTTGGATGGTTATATTGAAGTTGAAGAAGAAAATAGGCAAATCCATTAGCTTCGATTTAAGACACGATTTTTATTTACCCTACCTTACCCCTTACTTTTACATAATCACCTTTATATGCCTTAATTTAGGGTATAATATAGGGCAACGAAAATAAATCTTTATTAAGGACAATATACCTGATGGATAAAGAAACAAAATACCAAGCACTTGCTAGTTGGCTCAATCATAGGCTAGAAACTTGGCGAACTCATCGTGATATGAACTACACCGAGACTTGGGATGAGTATTATCGTCTGTGGAGAGGTATATGGAATGCTGAAGATAGAACTAGGAAGTCAGAAAAGTCCAGATTAATCGCTCCTGCCTTACAACAAGCAGTTGAGTCCTCTGTAGCAGAATTAGAAGAATCTACATTTGGCAGAGGAAAATGGTTTGATGTCAAAGATGACATGCTTGACCAAGACCCAAGCGAAGCTGAATATATACGAAACCTCCTCCAAGAAGATTTAGAAAAAACAGGTTGTAAAGATGCAATTTGCGAAGTCTTTTTGAACGGTGCAATCTATGGCACAGGGATAGGTAAGATAGTTGTCGATCAAACGATTGAACGCTCCCCCTCTGAAGTACCGATTCCTGGTACTCTTACCACCACTCGTCAGCTAGTGGAAATCCCTGCCATTGATGTGCGTGTAGAACCTATCTCACCTAAAGAATTCCTTATAGACCCTAATGCTAACTCAATTAATGAGGCATTAGGTGTGGCTCACGAGGTTATAAAGCCACGATATCATGTAGTGGAAGGCATACGATCAGGTATCTATAGAGATGTGCCTTTAGATGGGGATTATCAAACTGCAAGAATGAGTTATGATCCTGAAACTAAGACTGCTGATGAGTCTGACTCAGTAAAAATTACAGAGTATTGGGGTAAAGTACCTAAACGCTTCCTAAAAGCAGGAAAAGACAAAGACGATTTTGAATATAAGAAGTCTGACGAACTGGTAGAAGCGGTAGTAACAATCTGTAATGACGAACATATTTTGAGAGTAGAAGAAAATGCCTTTATGATGGAGGACCGCCCTTTTATCTCATACCAACATGACTGCGTACCAAACAAGTTTTGGGGTAGAGGTATTTGTGAAAAAGGTTATAACCCACAAAAAGCTTTAGATGCTGAAATGAGGGCGAGAATTGACTCTCTAGCACTTACAACAACACCAATGATGGCTGCTGATGCTACAAGATTGCCACGAGGCATCAAATTTGAAGTTAGACCTGGCAAAACTGTACTAACTAATGGCAATCCTAGAGATGCAATCATGCCTCTTGATATGGGTACTACAGACCCCTCAACATTTAACCAGGTAGCCTCACTACAAAACATGATTCAAATGGGTACGGGTAGTGCTGATACTGGAGCAGGGCAAAATGATACTGCTTCTGGCATGTCTATGATGCAAAGTGCAGCAATTAAGAGACAAAAGCGTACTCTGATGAACTTTCAAAACACATTCCTTATTCCTATGATTAATAAGTGCATGTGGAGAAAGATACAGTTCGATATAGACAGATACCCTGTAAGTGATTACAAGTTTGTTCCTTACTCTACTATGGGTATTATGGCTAAAGAGTTAGAAATGACTCAAATGGTACAAATGTTACAAGCCATACCTAAAGATTCGCCCGCATTTAATGTCATTTTATTGGCAATGTTCCAAAACTCATCTATTCACAATAGAGATCAAATTGTTAATGCGCTAATGCAAGGTAGTCAGCCTAATCCAGAAGAACAACAAATGCAGCAGTTCCATCACGAGTTACAAATGGAGCAAGCTAAAGCTGACATACAGAAAACATTAGCAGAAGCACAAGAAGAACAAGCTAAAGCTATGAAATGGCAATCTGAGGCAATGTTAAATCAACCTAATGAAATAGATTTCCAACAGAAAATACTTAAATTGCAAAAAGAAGCAATTGGGTTAGAAAAAACTGCTGCTGATATAGAAAACAAACGCTCAGAGACAGCTAGGAATATACCTGAAGTAGATCATCTACAATCAGAGACTATATTAAACCTGGCTAAAGCAAGAGAA